TTGCAGAAACGAAGCTGAGTGAGCTTCCATTAGATTATGTTACACGAAATAGTCGAGTTGCAACCTATGGTGATGACAATGCGATGTCGTTCCGTAATATGGAGTATATTAATTTTTATAGTATTCAAGAAGCTGTTGAGAAGTATTTTGGGATGGAGTATACTGATGAGCTAAAAGGTAAGTCTGGTGTTATTGTTCCTCCGTATAGGTCTATTAGCGATGGTAATTTCATTGCTCGTGGTTTTGTTTTGGATTTTCCTCTGGGAGAGAAGAAGGTCCTCGCGCCACTGAAAATTAGATCTATATTAGAAGCGCCGCAATGGTACAAGAATAAACCTGACCCTGCAGATCTTAAACGAGTTGTTGAAAATTCGTTCTTAGAATTGTCTCTGCATGGAAAGGGGGTTTTTGATACCTACGCGCCTGTTTTGAAGAAAGCGTATTATAAAGCGTTTAAGCGTTATCCGCACTTTAGTGAGTGGATGATAGCTTATCTGACTATATTAGAACGTGATTCTCCCTTGTATTGTCCTATGACCAATCTCTCTTTGTTAGAGGAGGACGATATTAAATTTTGGTTGCAGCCACCGAGTGTTCCGGGTTCCGGTGGTGTAGATTTATTACTAGGGATTGACGCTTGAGGTTTGATGCTACCTAAGCGCTCTTAAAATTTGCATTTCTTTAACAAATTTTAATCATGTTTGTCTCAGCCTGCCGACGTTGGTGCAGGACGCTCTGTTTGGGAGTGAGAGGAAATCTCCCATATACTTTTTTCAATCTAATGATGTTTCTCTTCGTGTAGAAGGTGGAGAGAAAACTAATAGTGATTCATTGGCTCCAGTTACTTGTGATGCCTCTAAGACTACCTGTTGGGTCGAAGCTGATTCCAAAGTTTCGTCATCGTTTAATTTGCCGCGTATGCCAAATCTCGTTGAATCTCATCGCGAGAGTATTGAGGACTTTCTTAGTAAGCCTTATTTACTTAGTTCTAATACTGGTTTGTCATATTCTACTAGTTCTACTTACAATACCAATATTTGGACTACTAACATCGAAGGGTTGCTTACTGGTGTTAATTCTACTTCTATGGTTACTGCTTGGAATAATAAGATTTTGGGTTATAATCTAATACGTGGTACGTTTGTTGTCAGGGTCGAGGTGAATGCATATCCTTTCCAAGCTGGTGCTTTGCTTCTTCATTATATTCCTAATTATACTGACATACTTAATACTACTCAACCCAATATTGCCTTGAATTATAATAATCAATTGGTTTCTAAATTTCAACATCCATTTGTGATTTTGGATATTCGTGATACTGTTGCTGAAATTAAGATTCCTTATATTGCTCCTTCGCCATATTACTCTGTTCTTGAGGGTAATTATGGTTGGGGAAATGTATTCTTGGATAGTATTGTTCCTTTGCGTACTGGAGGTTCAGGTTTAACTTTTGCTGACGTTGCTGTGTATGGTTACTGGGAAGATGTTGAGTTAGCTGCTCCTTCCATTTTTCAGTCTAACAATAGATCTGTTCGTAAGGGTGATCGTGAGACTAAGGAAGGTGTTCCTGGTCCTATTTCTAAAGCTCTTACGCATGCGTCTAAGGTTGCTGGTGCGTTGAGTGATGTTCCTGTTTTGTCCTCAATTATGACCAGCGTTGAGTGGGCTGCTCGTATGGCAAGTGGTGTTGCTTCAGTTTTTGGTTGGAGCAAAACTCGTATATTAAACCAGCAAATGCCTATGTTTCCCTCTAACTATCGTTATGAAGGGGTCTGTGATGGCCCTTCTACTGGCATTCCTTTGTCAGTTATTCATGATAATAAATTAGCTGAAACGCCTGCTTATTCCATTACTAGTGAGGATGAGATGTCTTTTAATTTTTTAATGAACATTCCTCATTATATGCCTTATTCAGGCGGTACCAATTTAGTATGGACTACAGGTAACTCTGTTGGCACTAATATTCTTACTAGGAATTTAGCTCCTCAAATCTTTTATACTTCTTTTCAGACTGGTACTTATAATACTCACTATTTTACGTGTAATCAAGGTGGTCCTATGTGGTATTTGTCTAATTTCTTCGCCGCTTGGCGGGGAGACTTTAAGTTGACATTGAAGTTTCTTAAAACTCAGTATCACTCAGGTAGATTACAAATTACCTGGACACCTACTACGAC